ATCTGGGAGGGGGTGTAAATTTTTCGGACCCCCCTCCGGTGTCTTCATGAAAGATCAAGCGCATCATCGCTTTAATAATTAACACAAAATTTTAATATGATTTTAAAATTTGATAATAAATTGAACTAATTTGTATTAACAAACTTTTTGATTATTTAATAAAATCCATTTAAATAATTATTTAATTCATATTAATTATGTTTTAATAAACTTAATACTTTTATTCACATTTAATAAAACTTTTTACTAATAAAACTTTTTATTAAATTTATATCAAACTTTATTTAATTAGTTTAATAAGATTAAAATCATAATGTAAATAAAAAATTAATATAAATTAAATAATTATTTAATTATAAATAAATAAAAATCGATAACTAATAAACTTTTACATGTAAATTACATATGTTAGAACACTTTGATCAGGATTATAAAACAAATTATTAATTATTTGTAACTATAAGCAATTGTAAATCTTAACATTTTCAAATAAAAAACATGAAAACTATTTAATAAAATTTTATTTAAAATTTTAAATAAAATTTATTTAAAATTCAATAAGATTTTTATTAACTTAATAACAAAATTAACGATATAATGTATAGTCTCAGACCCTCAATGATAGCAACTCTCATTCATTAACATCGAAATACTATTAATGCTTTGCATAGTGTAAGTAACTTCGTAATCTATTCATATCAATTGGTACATTTAATACACTTTTAACTCTAATTAAATAATAAATTCAATCTGCGTTTTAATCATGAACAAAAACTTTTATTAACAATTCAATTTATTTCTGATTAATTAGTCGAATGCCCCCGGGGAGGGGGAGGGGGGGGGTAGTATACCACCCCACATAATCTAAGAACTATAAACTTTCTTATAAAAATCCCCATTCCATTCGATCATTGAATCGAAAACACTTTCCAATTCAAGACGTTCTTCTTCATCACTTAAATCATGTGATAACCTGGCTAATCTACCCACATACTCTAGGGTATAGTATCCTTTTTGTCTATCAAAATTCAACCACTGATCAAATTGTTTAAAATAGTCATAGGGGTTATCATATGTAGTAATAAATACATCTCTAGGCATTACCCTCTCTCCTTTCAACTAAATTAAACAACTAATCCAAATACTTTCTTAAAGTTGTAGGTGAAACACCAAGTTCTTCTGCCACCTCTGCCTGTGTATAAAGGCCGGAACCAAGCATTGCTTTTGCTCTTGCAATCTTTGAATCTGATAATCCTTTTTGTTTTGTAGGCGTTGTAATTTTCTTAAGGCTATCCAAATCTGTATTATTTAATATGCTCTTCAGCTTAGTAGAATTAATAGCACCAGCATTAATTGCTTCCATTTCGCGCTCTGTTAATACTATACGCTGTTTTTTACCACCAGGGATAACCCTTGCTCTAGCTGAATTCAATGCTTGTTGGCCTTTTTTTCTTTTTTCGCCTTCTGTCATATTAGGATTGTTATCTATTTTAGATTTCAATACTACATTTGCTGACATTTGTGCTTGTCTCTCATAAGGGGCATTTGATAATGCTTTGTTTAACTTATCATCTAATGATTTAACTTCATTGGCATATGCTATTTTCGCAGTGCTGGATGCTGGTTCAGCTTTTATTTTTGAGGCTGATAATCTTGCTTTATTCCCCAAAGATTTCATCTGATTAGCATATGTAGCATAAACTTTTTCCATTGGTAATGGATTATTTGGATCTGAGGCTAAAGAAAATGCATCACTCGCTTCTGCCATTTTAGTGCTTTTTGTTTTTCGAGATACTTCTTTAGTTTTCACTGTACCATCTTTTAATACCCAAGTTTTTATATATGTGCTTCCGGTTTCATCATAAATTTTTTCACCAGTTTTTGGATCTGTTTTTACATATAATCGTCTTTCTGGTACATGTTCTTGACTTTTAGATCTCGAAATAAGAGTTGATGCTCCACCTCTTGACCCACCTTGATATTTCTCTTTTAATTCTTTTATTCCATTTTCTTTTTCAGATCTTTTCCAATCCAACTTATGTTTTGGTGCGTCGATTACTACCATAGAGTGTTTTATAGCTCTTGCTAATTCTTCATTATTACATCCTTTTAATGTCATATCTGTTATTAAATTAGCAACCATTCCCATTTCTGTACCTTTACGGGATTCCTTCATGACTTTCATTCCTTCGTATCCTGGATAAGATATTTTAGGATCAAAGTCTTGAAGTGTCTTTAAAGGGTTTGCTGGGTCTCTAAGAGTTGGTTGTGTGTTTATTGTTTTACCACCTTTATTAGGAATGACAACAACACTATCGCCATCGAAGTCAGCACCTGACAATTTGTTTGCAACTCTAGGATTTATTACTACACAATCCTTAGGTGATTTTCCAAATATAGATATGGCTTCTTTATTTTTATTGTTGACGATTAAATCTGGTATTTCCGAAGGGCCAGAATGTGGATATCTTACGAGACAAACATGTTCTCCATTCTTAAAATTAGGCGCATAAACTTCATTTTCTTTTATGCTGTTCAAAGGTAGTAGAACTTGTGTTGCTTGTCTCGGCATAGATGCTGCTTTCAATTCTACAGCTGACGCATCACAATCATCTGCAAAAGACTGTAACATTCTTTGTCTTATCGTGGGGTTCTTTTGAGACATGATATCTTCATACTCATCTAATTTATTTAGATATGTAATATTTAATTGTCTCTTTGCTAATGTTAAATCCTGTTTAGATAAGAACTGCGATGCTAATGTTCTATCCCAATTTCCCCAATCGCCTTCTTCATTGACTTTATTTATTGCCGACAATTTCTTTTCGCCATTTTTATCTATGTAGTGAGATTGACCACCAGCTTTTATTGTTGCTCCAAATGGATTATCCCAATCTATTTCAGATCCTTTTTCGCCATCAATGGTCTTCATTTCTTTAAATACTTTATCCATTGACGTTCCATCTGGTTTGTTTGTGTTGAATCTAATATCTATTCCATCAGGCAAGTCATTAGAATATAGAGCCATGCCTTTAAGATAGTATTTATCATCAACCGCTATTCTAACCTGTGCATATTTTGATGCGCCTAAAGATATATCTTCAACTCCAGGTCTTAATTCAATAACGCCATCCTTTGGTTGATACCCATCTTTATCTGCATAATTTATTTCAATTCTCTTTGAATCAACAGATACTGGCTTTTCTATATTTCCATATGTTAATCCTAAATCATCAGAATGGTACTCATTGATTAGGGATATTTTATCCATATTTAAATATAATTCTCTACCAGTTGTTCCTTCTGGAGCTAAGACTAATACAGTTGTCTTCTGTCCAGACTTTGAATTTATTTGTGATACTTGAATGGGCTTTACTTCATATCCTTCATCTTTTAATTTCTGAAGAGCCGCATCCATTTTCGTTCTTGGTATTCCTAAACTTCTCTCAACACCTTCACCAACATCTATATAAGTTTTATTTTTTACTGCTTCCCTTAATATATCAGTTGTTGCCTCAAGTTCTTTATCCCTCATTTTTTCAGGATTTTTTAACATGTTTCTAACGGTGCCTTCAGATATACCAAGTTGTTTGGCAATAGCTGTGTTTGACATTTGTCTATCATATCTCATATGATAAACTCTGGCTGCATCATAAGCATATTTTTCAGCTTTAGCATTTGTCATTTTTGCACGCCATTCGCCTGTTGAATATCCCATGGCTCTTGCTATTTCTGTATTGTTTTTATACTTTCCAGAAGCTCTTAATTTCTCAACTTCGTACAGAAAATCAAAACCATGTTGATGTGGATTGTCTCCAGATCCTTGTCTATATCTTCCGGACCCATTGGGATCATAATCGAACATTTGTGGTGTTCCAGTATGCGCTAAAAATACCTTATCACTCATAATAGCCATTCTCCCATTCTTTAATTAATCGGTCGCTAGTCACTATTTTATCCATAATTGGAACTATTTCTGTTATTTCTGGAATATGGATTCGTACCTCGTCATTTTGGTATATCCGTAATTCGATATCAATATCTGATACGTCGACATCGTATTCCAAACAGAATATGGCCGCATATATTTCAAGCTGTTCCATATGTGTCGGACCTTTGCCGGTTTTTAAATCATGGATTCTTAAAAAATTGTGTTTGAAAGATATAGCATCTGCACATCCGAAGCAATATTCAGAATAATATAACATCTGTTCAGGACGCATATTAAATCCTATTGCATCATTTACATACATGTTTAATGTTTTTGGTATATCATCCAAACGCTGTTTCATTTGTATACAAGTCTTAGCAAATTCATGAAGCTGTGTTCCTTTAAGAGCAGCAAGATAATTAGAATAAGAATTAAACAACTTATCCTCGTCATAATTTATCCAATGATAATTACTACCGCCGAGGAACGCGTGAAGTCCTTCTAAATCTGAATGACTGTTGAAGTTCATCAAAAACCTCCTCTTTGTTTTCCGGATAAATGAACTTCGCATAGGACATTTTGTTCATTAACGAAATATAATAATCTTGATTAGGCCTATGAGGATCATTCTTTGATCTTTTAACTTCAAGAGCGGCCCATTTATTTTTAAACAAAACCAAAAGATCTGGAATCCCTTGAATATAATTAGGGTCGTTCTTTAAAACCATACATCCTGGAAACTCACGTTTCAAATCTCTTATTACTTCTGCCTGAAATTTATTTTCGTTAACCATGGTTGTCCTTTCAAACGTCAAGAAGAGATGTAACGGTTCTTCGCCATTTATATCTCTTCTCCTCTATTAGAGGGGTTGTAACGATTACGAAGTCATTTTTTCATAATATTTTTTTTCATTAAAATCTTTTTTCTTCTTAAGACATTTCCATATTGCCTTATCAATTGATGAGTCTGTATACAAGTAATAGTAATACAAATCTGTAAAGGGTGTATTTCTTCTATCTATTCTTCCAGCTGCTTGATGCATCATTCGATATGAATAACTCAAACTAAAAAATATAACAACATCAGTCTCAATGCAATTCCATCCTTCCGAACCAGAATTATACTGAACAAGGTAAATCCATTTTTCAGTTTTCGGAATCGGAGTGTGATGATGACCATTTAATTCCCCAAAAGGAATTTTATACTCATCAATAAAATCAAGTATCATATCTCGCTCATAGTTGTAGTTGTAAAAAATTATTAATTTATTATGAACAGAATATAATAGATTAAGTTTAATAAGTTTGCTATCATCACCATTGACTACTTTTCTTTGAAGCTGTATAAATTGAGATGCATTTTCTATTGGCTGTTGATCAAATGGATCCCATCGATCATCAGATATTTTTTTATACAAGTCTTTATCGTATTCACAAAGTATGTCAAGACGATGTGCTATGGTCTTCCTTTCTATGTCCATATTAACCAACACTTCGGATTTTATTTTTTTCAAATGATTTTCTTCGACATACTTTTCTATCTTTGGATATTTTGTGTATCTAGAAAATACAACATGTCTTCTTAAAAAAGCTGTTCTATTTTTGTAATATCCATTAGCAACAAATACTGGAATATAATCAACCCATGTATCACCAGGAGTCGCACTTAATAATATCCAGTGATTCTTTTTTGTAATTTTAATAAATGATTTCGACCATGCTCCAGAACCAACAACTCTTTGTTCATCAAAAATAAAAAATGCATCTTCAACATCAACGTATTTCTTTATGTTATTCCAAGAGTCAATATGAAAATCAGAAATCGGAAACTCACTTAATTCTTCTTCCCATTCTTTTTTATCCCTTTTTGCAGCTGTTGTAATAATATAAAGCGGAATATGTTTTTTAACCTCTTCGAAGCGATCAACTATTTTTCCGCCACACTCTTTACTAAAGAAATATACTAAAGCAGTTCTTGATTTGCCAGAGCCAGTTCCACCAACAAGAACTGACCCTGACTTTAATTTCTTAACCGCTTCTCTCTGATGAGCATCAAAGTTCATCAAACGGTACTTCCTCTATTACTGCATCCATGGCACCAACAGGAGCATTTTTATATCTCTCATCAATTTCAAGCTCAAGTTCGTCTTCATAAATTTGAACAAGCATGGTTCTAAGATATGCTTTTATTCTATGTCTACCATTATCATCCCAAGGTCTAGGATTTATAGTGAGATCAACACGTTCTTTCTCAGCCCAATCAAGCATACCAACTTCTTCTTCCTCAAGTCGTGTGTCACCTCTGCTTGTTCTTAATATAATCTTTGGCGGCTTCTTTGAAAAGTTTACTGCAACGCTGACGAATGCCTTTTCTTCATCGCCTTCCTGTCTAGGCTTCAACCACCTAATATTCCATCCATCAGCTTCCATATCTTTTGCAGCTTTTAAATCGGGAATAAACACACAGAAGTTTCTTCTGCCTTCTGGATTATACGGCGGTATTTCCTTTCCTGAAAAATTAGTTTTAAACAACTGAGCATCTTTAATCGTTACAGGTTCATATCTTCTATCCATTTTTTCTCTCCTTATCCTACAAACTCATCATAATCTCCAAATTCTGCAATATGATTTATGGCATCATTTGCTAATTCTAAGAAATATGATTCGTTTATATCTTTCTCTTTACCTAAATTCTTAACCATTTCAGATTCCAAGAATCTATATCCTTTTGTT